CATTGGTGTGGCCTACAACAACAAAGTCTCTAATAACAGCTATAAACTTAGCTTTTAATGCTATTAGATCACTAAAGGCACTATCTACACCTTCTTCAAACTTTTGTATGTTATCTGCGAAGTTAGTTGCAATGATGTTTGAACCAAACTGTGTAAAGGCCCAAAAGTCTCTAGCATTTTCTGTAGTAGAGTTGTTATACCCACCAGCTTTACTTTTATCTTGAAAGACTAATGAGGAGTCCATCTGATAAAGTTTTGATCTATCACCAGCATAGTTTGTAGAACCACCAGTACTAAAACTTGTAAATAATCCCACAGCAGCATTTGATAATCCTGTTGTAGTCAATGCCTGAAAGCCTGGAAGTGCTTGATAACCTTTTCTCAAAGGGATCACATTATCTACTTTCAGAGCTCCTGAGTTCTGATAGGTAGGTAGATCAGCTTGTAAATCACCGAACTCAATCATTTTATGCTACCTGAGGTGTTGACATCTGTAGAGGTGAAGATGTGGTAGAACCTCTTGAAGATGTTTCATTAGCATTTTTTAATGCTTCTTTATAAAGATTACCCCAAGTGTTTAATCTTTCATCTTGCATAATAAATGGTGCTGCTTCTGCTAGAGAACCATATAGATACAGTTCAGGATAATTTGTTAAAATTGTGTTAGTTGAATTACTATCTGATAACGCAGATAGTGTTTTATAAAAGTTAATTTGTAAAGTAGTCGCTGAGTCTGGAGCTCTACCTAAAAGTATATTTGTTCCAACTATAGTAAAAAATTGTGGCTTACCTCTACTCTGACTATCGTTATATTTGTTATAAAAATCAGTATTACTAATAAATCTAAGAGTACAGTAAGGATTACTTTGAAATATAACTGTGGTTGCCTCTAAATAGCCTGTCGGTAATGTATAACTTTGTGTACCAGAGACAGTTGTTATAGATGTGTCTGTGTTTACCATTTCTCTTACTCTAAGCTCTCTATTTAATCTAGCTTCAGTAAGTCTGATAAAATCAGCTAAGTTTGCTGTCAAATCACTTCTATTGAGATAACTTGCTATTGCTGTTTTTAAATTATCAAATGTGTCTAATGCCATTATAGGTTTCCTGTGTATATTCTAAAGTGTCTGTTATCTGAGTCGTTTAACCATCTGAAAAATCTAGTTTTATCAAGGACTTTTCCATTGTAATTCAGTATGCCTTGTTTAGCTAATTGATGAACTACTATGTTTGGTAGCCTTGCAACTCGATAACCCTTTTCGTTTTGCATCGCCTTAGACTTATAAGCACCTTCATTTTGTGCTACTTTGTTTGCGTCTAAGATTTCTTTAATAGATGCTTGATCTTGGTAGTTTTCTATATGAAATTTATTCTCAGCCTCATCAACAATAAGATTAGTTTTTACTGCTGCTTGATCGTTAGGATCATTAAGTGAGAATTTTTTAGCCATTACTTTATTGCTTTTGCGATCATCATATCAACTGTGTCGTTGATCTCTAATCCTTGATTGCTTCTCATACTTAACATTGGATCATACTTACGATCTCCAGGAGATGTCTGTTTAGATTGTCTTTTACCAAGACCTCTTGAGATTGTTTGATCTTTTTTAATTGCATTAGCAACAACTTTATAAAGTCTTGATGAGTGTTTTTTGTTTGCGAATACTGTCATTGTTTCCTCTCTATTAAGAAGGGAGGGCATAAAACCCTCCCTGTTTCTTTTCTACAATTATGCAGTTAAGTTAAATATACCAAAGTTTGCGTTAGGTGCTTTTGCACATAAAGTGTACTCGGTTAAGAGTAACTTCTTGTCTGAGTCACCAGTTTTTGCAAGATCAGTAGTTTGGAATGGTCTTAGGAAGTCCACTGACCACATATCCATTTGTAGGATATCAACTCTGTTTGCGTTTTGGTGTCTGTTAGGTACAAATGCAACTTCACCGAAATCGGACACATAAATATCTGTTGTACCGATAGAGACTTTATCTGAGGCATCTTTGTACTTTGTCGCTACCCCAGCAAATGCAGATGCAGTTTGCTTATGTGATGGAGACATAAGTATTGTCTCAGGCTCTCCACCTAGTTCAAAGGCTTTTAAAAGACCAGCTTTTAGTAGTGCTTCAGTGAAGGTTCGGTTTGAGCCTCCAGCAATAGCCGTCGATCCGTCACCAGCTGGACTAGCTGAAGGTGAACCACCTACAGAGAAGTTACCAGCAGCACTTGATGTACCAGGTTTGTTACCACCATACCAAGTTCCTACAGATGCTAGTTCTCTAGCTGTTGAAGCATTACCAGCAACTTTTGCATTTTCAATTCCTACAAAAGCTCTTTCCATATCTCGCTTGAGTTCTTTACCCATCT